CCAGTTCTTAGAATGAAAAGCTTTAATTATATCAAATGGATTATTCATATCACTTAAATAAATCAAAAGGATCAAATCCCCTAGGCGGTGTTGACTCTTTAGCCCATGGTGAATTATCAATCATTTCTTTTTTATCAATCTTAACTTCAAATTTTTCTTTTGCATCTAATTCCTGAACATGAGATCTAAGTCCTTCAACCATGTTATGTGGTATTGATTTACTATTTAACCAAACTAATCTGGCATTCTCTTCGTAGAATTTTTTAAATTGATCTCTATTTTCTTTATTGTCTGTCTGCGATATTAGTCTTAAAGATAATCCTGCAATCCAACCAAGAAAATCTTCATTGTCCCATAGCTCTTCTAGACTGAAATTAACCCAATCAGTTTCCACATAAAGATCCCAAATCTTCTGTGCTTTACCTTCTGCAATATTTGAATTCTTACCGTTTTTTGTTTTGTGGGGAAAAACTCCAGGAACATCATCTTTTTTATCTCCCATAAGGATCTTTTTAAAGACATATTCTTTAACATCTATTTTTTCAACAATACAAGAAGAAATTAGCTTATCTAATTTATCATCATTAGATCCAGAAGCTGGTGTGACATCAAAGATAGTGGGTTCTTTAACTCGATTAATAGACCAATCTTGTGATACCACTAACTTATTATTTTTTGAATTATTGTTCCATATACCAGTCCATCTTTTTCCGTTATATTCTACAAGCTGGTGCATATCCTTATCGCCACTTATTACCACAACGCAATCTTCAGAATCTTTTAAATATTCACACCAAGCCCAAATTAAATCATCACCTTCCGCACCTCTATAAGAGCTGTAAATAAATCCACTCTCTTCCAAATATTCGGAAAATTCGTCCATGAGTTTAAAGAAAGATCCCCAGTCAACTCCTTCGCTTTTTATTCTGCTCTCCTTATATACACTTCGTGTTATTTTATAATCTTTTCTCCAAGATCTGGAGTCTTTACAAAACACTATACGATTTATATTAGGTATTTGATTTAATGCGTAGAATAAATCTGTTATCACCTTTCTTACAAACATATTTCTTTCTGCCTCAGAAGATAAAACGTCCCCTGGATTTTTGCTACCAAAACCGGAAAAAATACCGAATGTTTTGTGAAATATATAATTACCATCTACTAGTACCGTTACCATATTTTAAAAATCTTCATTTGTTATCATTATATCATAGTCTGAAAATTCAAAAAAATCCTTCTGATCCGCGATTAATCTTCTTTCGACATCATCTGCATCATTTCTTTCTTGCAATCTTTTAACCCTTGTATCCTCTGCTGGATTCAAATAAATAACAAAAGAATCAGCTCTAAATGACTTAGGTAGACTTTTAATTCCTGCTGGACTTAGAATGAAAAGATTTTTTATTGAAAACTCTCCTTTAGAAATACCATATTTCCAATCATTAAATTCCTGTAGTTCTAAAAATATATCTCTATTAGATTCAAAAAAATTAATATCTCTATAATAATAATCAATTCCCTCTTTCTCCCCTTCTCTTGGAGGTCTGCTGGTGAAAGATACACCATAATCAAATCCTCTTTCGACCATTTTTTTTCTTAGAAAATCTTTTCCTGATCCTCCTGGTCCCACTATTATAATTTTCCCTTTCATAACTTATTTTTGTATAGTATACTAAGCATTATCATATGATTCCTTAGTTAATGTGTAGTTTACTGGTCATTTTTAGACCATTTTGCTGGTCATTTTTAGACTATTTTACCGGTCATTTATTCATTGTCCCTTGTAAACTAAAGACTAATGCTAATAGACTTGTAATAGGATCTATAACTTGACTTCTTTCTGCTTGATATTTAGCACTAAGAATTATTATATTAGGAATAAGACTTAATTTACCAGGATGCTTCTCAGCCAACCAATTTATAAATTCAGAATCTAAAGAAGACATAGCCTCATCAACCTTTCCTGAATAATGCCCAATGATGTATTGGTAGTTTTTCAAAGAATCTTGCGAACTCATTATAAGATTAAAAAGATCTTCGTGATCAAATAAAGCCTCATTGATTTTTTGTTCTGTAAGATCTGTCACTCCATCAATATTCCATCTTTGAATTGTATTCAGTGCAGATCTCATATCTGGAAAATATTTTTTAGTAAATAACTCCAATGTTCTTGAATTATGAGCTATTTCCATAGCTGAAAGGATTTTAGAAATTCTTTCTTGCCATTGTGTCTGTATTTCAGCCTCTTCCTCCTTAGATGCTGGATCAAAATCGTATACCTCAAATCTTGATTTTATAGCATCCGGTATTTTACTTATATAGTTACATGTAGCAACAAATCTTGTTGTCTTAGCATATTTCTCAATTGTACCTCTTAAAGCTTTATAGAACTGATCTGATGCACCATCAAACTCATCTAGTACCACTATCTTTATTCTATTCTCTCCGTCAAGGATAGAAACAGTGGAACAGAAATCATGTACCTTAGTTCTTATTGTTTCTACTGAACTTTCATCAGATACATTTATAAAAATGTAGGGATGATTCTTTATCAGAATTTTAGCCATACTAGTTTTACCAGATCCAGGTGATCCTGCTAATAAAACATTTTGTTGAAGTCCGTTTTCGAATGATCCCTTAATCCTTTCTGGAAGGATCATGTGTTTTAATTCTTTAGGCCTTAGTTTTTCAGTTAATAATTCTTGTATCATTTAATATTTTTTAGTATTCTTTCCATCTCAGCATCAACAACTTTCTGAGCTATTTGTTTATACTCAGCTCTTATAATAGATTTCTGCTCTTCTGTTGCAGATGCCATATTAAGAGACTTAAGATGATTCCATTTAACCATCGAAGAAGCTCTATATCTCTCGTAGCTGGTTAATTGTGTTCTTTTACATTTTATAAGAACTTCGAGTATTTTATCATTAGTAGGATTATTAGCTCTTCTAAATTGTGTATCACCTGGTATTTTTTTTAAGGAAATTTTAGATGCTATCTCTTCTATATAGTCTCCAAATTTTTTGTAAAAATTATCACGATCTTCTAATGTCTTTCTTCTACTTATTTCTTTGTGTCTGTTGTTTAGGTTTTTTATTCTCTCCTGATTTTCTTCACTATATTTAATAGAATATTGTTTTACGTACCTAGGATTTTTTAATCTCCATTCTTTAGATTTTTTCTTAGTACACACAACACACTTATGTGCCTTTCCTTTATAAATATAAAAATCAGTCTCCTTGTGAATCTCACATACACTCTTTAAAAATTTTGCTACTTTAACCTCCTCCATATATTAAAATTTAGATTATTTACATTTTTCTTTTAAATCGTCTGCTTGGTCCTTATCATGTCTTAGCTCCACAAATCTAGGTAAAAATAATGACCAGTTGTTGTTCTTGTCATTAATTATAACATTATATAAAACTGAGCACACTTTGTTTATATGTGAATCGGGATCTTTACTTAATTCTTGTAAATCCTGATCTGTAAATCCTGATCCAACTTTTACTTTAAGTGTTCCTGACAAATCTTTACAAAAGAATCCACCAATAAATCCTTCTCTTTTTCCTTCTCCTGGATACCAGCCTGTGATTACTAAATCACATTCATTTACTTCTTTTAGTTTAATCCAATTCTTAGATCTTTTACACTCGTATACATGTTCTGGATTTTTAAGAATAACTCCCTCACCTCCATTATCTACGATCTTCTTATAGTAAGCGTATATGTCTTCTTTTTCTGTAGTCAAGAAAGAATCTGCAAGTGTTAGTGAAGTGGTCTTATATGTACTAAAAACCCCCTCTAACGTAGACCTTCTGATACTAAAAGGAATGATACCTTTTCCGGTCTTAAGAGTATCTGCATATTCTAAATCAAATACATTATAGATTAAATCATCGCCTATAGAATTCATAGGTTTACCTCTTAACATTTGTGTGACTTTGCCTGATACGCTTTTTCTATTCAGATCTGTTAGCTCGCCATCAAAAAACCAATCTCCTTGTAATCCTGAATTTTTAATTAAAACCAAACATTCATTTCCAATTTTTTCTAAATACTGATTTGGGATTTCATTAAATGCCCTAGTGTAGAATTTAACCTCATTACCAGAAACAAAAGCTATCACCCTTACGCCGTCGTATTTTTCTTCGCAAATAATATGACTCCATTTTTTTATTTCGTCTTCATCATCTTGAGCTAACATTAGACTTGGGTCTGGTATAATTTCTTTACCAAAAGATTTATTAATGAGCTTAGCGCCTATACCAATATTAAGTCTTTTAGTCAGAACTTTACATAATACTTTTCTTTCATCTACAGAAAGAGGAAAACAATTAACTAATTCAAAAGCTTCTTCTCTAAACTTATCATTTGCTGCAGGTGCTATAAAAAGTCTTTCTGTTAGATCCTTAAATCTTTCAAATATGTCTTGGTCAGCAGAAACTAGGTATGGACTTTCTTCTAAAACTTCTAGTTTATGTAATTTAGTAGTTAAAAATGGGTCTAATGCAACCTTAAGAAGGTATTCTAATTCTTTCGAATAGTTATTTTTAATTAAATCCTGCTTGATCTTTTGTGAACCGTTTCCTGACAAACATTCAATTTCTAATAAAATTTTAAGTTCTTTTTGCATCCGATATATTTTAAGCAAATGTAGAAATACCTACTAAATAATAAAAATGATTTCTATTATTATACTTGTTATAAAATACTAAGTTTCTTAAAGAGTTACTTCTTCTTCGGCTGCTCCAGTTTCACCTTCTGCTCCAGTTGCTCCTTCTTCTGCTCCAGTTGCTCCTTCTGCTGCTCCAGTTGCTCCTGCTTTTACTTCCTCCTCTGCTTTTTTAACATAAAATTTGTTCATTTTAATATCATCATTAGATAAATCTAACCATCTTTCTATTAAATAATCCTGATTGAAATATTGAACCTCTTCTTCGTTTATTGTTTCTTTTACTTCACCTAAAGCAGTTACAAAATCTACTTTTTTAATTAGTTGTTCAATCTCTCTAGATTCACCAAACATGTTATCGCTTTCAAACTTAACACCTATTTGACTTCTAAATTCTGCATCGTCTTTAAGATGTGGAAATTCTAAACACATTTGGATCCATAATGGTTTAACCATAATCTCCTGAAAGATAGATCTTAGTCTTGTTATAAATTTAGAAAATCTAACTTCATCCCTTTCTGCACCGTCTGCACCAGATTTAAATGTATTGCTACTACTAACACCGAATCTAGAAGAGAATCTATTGTACGGAATTTTTGAATCCTGTCTTAATTTATTATAGAAATAAACCACAGAATCCATTACGTTCAGATTTGGCCCTTGTCCGTTAATTGTTTCCACTTTTACTGATTCACC